GCTTCGATGGTGTCCATGGGTCAGGGCGTGCTTGGGCTGGGGTGGTAGTGGTCGATTGCGGGGCGCTGCTGGCCGGCGTCTCCGCGGCCGGCGGTGGGTCCTGGAACAGGTCGCGGGTGTCGGGGTCGACGAAGTCGCGCAGCTGCTGCCACTGGGAGGGCGTCTTCTTGTGCAGGCCGAGGTAGTGGGCGCAGGCGACGCCGTAGACCATCAGGTCGCCCGACTCGTTTCTATCGTTCTTCTTTTTCTCCCAGACCCGCACCTTGCGGCCGCGCTTGTAGACGGTGATGCAGTACTCGGCGGTCAGCTGCTCGTAGTACTCGATCGGCAGGTCGGCCGGGAAGTGGATCGCGCCCGGGCCGCTGGTGAGCCGGTAGCGCGCGGCCAGGTAGTCCTTGGCCGTGTCGGTGCCGATCAGCCAGAGCTTGGCGCCGTGCGGCATGGTCTTGCCCTGCCAGTTCACATCGACCAGGGTGGGCTTCGCGCTCAGGATCGGCTTGTTCAGGGTCGACGCGCCCTTGATTGCGTAGATGTGCCGGTGCTGGCGCGAGCGCGTGAAGTTATAGACGTCGTGTGTGTTCGCGCCGCCGGAGTCGATGAAGGCGGCCGAGATGGGGAGCATTCGCCCGCCAGCGTGCTTGTAGCGGCCGAGCAGCAGCTGGTCGAGGCGGTCCCAGACTTCCTGTTCCGATGGCGAGCCGAACAGCACCTGGTAGTCGACCACCCACCCTTCCATGGCCTCGCCCCAGGCGATGACCTTGGCTTCCAGGCGATCCGGCTGGGTGTCGACGGTGCAGGTGAGGATCAGGCCGCCCTTGGGCACGGTGCCGAGCTTGTAGGCTTCGGCGCGCGCCTTCAGTTCGGTCGCCTTGGTCTGCTCTTTCTTGCGTTCCCAGCACCGGGCCAGCCTGGTGTTGTAGAACGTGATCATCAGCTCTTCGCTGCCTTCCTCGAGCTTGGCGCGCGCGGCGCGGTACTCGCGCAGCAGCGCGGCCCAGGTGATCCAGCCGTAGGGCGCGAACAGGGCGTTGATGGTGAAGCTGACGGTCTCGCCGTCGCCGGCTACGCCTTCCGACCACAGGCCGTTCGCGAACATGCGGTTCTTGTCGGTCTCGTAGTGGATGGCGCCGCACTCGATGCAGGGGTAGATGGCGCGGCCTTCCAGGTCTTCCTGCAGGCGCTCGAACATCAGCGGCTGCGCGTGGCCGCAGTGCACGCATTCGGCCAGCGCCTCCTGGCGTGTGCCTTGCAGGAACAGGTTCTCGATGATCGACTGGCCGGTGATCGTCGGCGAGCTGGGGAAGTAGCTCTTGCGGTTGCGCTCGAATGTGCTCTGGCGCGCCTTGGCCAGCGCGACCGGGTCGCCCTCGCCGTTGACGTTGGATTCTGCGCGGTCGACCTCGTCGAACAGCACGCGGCGCGCCGGGATCTCGGAGAGGTTGGCCGCAGCGCCGGCGGTGACGATGTGCAGCGCGCCGCCGATGTATTCCTTGGTGTCGAGCGTGTTCATCTTGTCGCGCGCGCGCGGCGCGGCGACACGCTCGCGCACCTCTGGCACGGCGTCGATGGTCTTGCCCACGCGCGCGCTGGTGCGCTTGGCCAGCTTGCCGGTCGGAAGGATCCACAGGAAGTTCGCCGGCGACTGGTGGACCGTCGAGCAGAACCAGTTCAAGCCGACCTGGGTCTTGAGCATCTGCGAGGCGCCCATCAGCGCGACGACCTTGCACCAGTGCGAGTCCGACAGCGCCTGCATCACGGCGCGCGCGTGCGGCGTGCGGCTGGTGCGGTACTTGCCCGATTCGTTCGCCCCCGATTCCTTCGGGATGATCATGTAGCGGTCGGCCCAGGCGTCGACCATCATGTTCGGGTCGGGTTGCAGGCCGCGCGCAAACGCGGGGCGCACGATGTTGATGGCGGGCGGCAGAGTGGTCATTCTTCAGCGCCTCCCAGCTGGGCACCGAGCTTTTCGTCGAAGGCGTGCGCCATGCTCTCGAGCAGCTGGCGGTGCTCGCGCTCGATCACTTCCTCGCACGCGTCGGCGGTGGCCAGCACGGCGACGTCCGCGGCGATGCGGCGCCCGCAGTTCATCAGGCCATCGCGCAGGGCTCTGGCGATCTCGAACACGGCGGAATCGACGTCGGCCTTGAACAAGAACTTGCCGGCCATCTCCGCCAGCTGCAGCTCGGCCTTTGCTGCCTCCGCTACCTCCCGGCGCGCGCGGCTCGTGTCGTATCCTGGAACCTTCGATGGTTCCGTACCTCCCGACCCCACCGTCCCCGCGAGCGGCGCCCCCGTCGCCAGGGGATCAGGGCGGCTGCCGTTCGCGCGCTGGCGGGTATTGGCGCGGTACAGGTGGGTCGCATACTCCACGTCGACCTTCCCGTCCGTCACCGGGATCTCGCAACGCTTCACCGCGTCGTACGCGGACTGGCGGGAGATGCCCACTTTCTGGGCCCACTCGGCGATGGTTGTCAGGTTCGGCATGTGTTGTAGTGCTTTGTCAGGTTATCTGTCAGGAAATTGTTTGGCCATCCACTAGTGCAATGACGGGGCCTGAATTACCCTTGGTTCCTCTGAGCACGGAAGAACCTAACCCCGGGGGGGCGGGTATTGCTTTTTGTCAACATCATTGTGTTGCATTCCATCAACATTCACCCTCCCCGCATGCGCCCTGCCTCAGGTCGTGGCGCCTAGGGCGTGCTCGAACATGGCCTTGGCCTGGCCGGCGTGGAACAAGTTGGTCCCGGTCGGCCACGACTTGTTCGGATTCAGAGCGTCCGGCTTGCGACCATCGAAAGTGATGCCGCAATCAGGGTAGAAATCCTCGGGCAGCTTCCAGCCGAGGAAGCGGTTGACCATGGCATCCACATCGAGGGCGACACGCTCACGTTGAGCTTCTTCGATCAAGACGCTCGGTGCACGGTCCAGCGCCGAGCGCACGAAGCAATCCTTCGCCTCCAGCAGCTTGCGCATGCCGGCTGATTTCTCTGGGCCTTCCGGCAGCAGCCGTTCGAACAAGGTGGCCAGCTCGCCGATGGGCTTGCTGACGGCCTGCAGATGCGCCGGCAGGTGGGCGAAGGCGAAGTACTTGATGGTGGTGGACTGCATTTCTCTTCCTTTGATAGTTGCCGGCATCCGGCCGGTTCGGTTGAAATCGTTGGAGTCAGCGACGCAGCCTCGCCTCGCCCACCGCCTTCGCCCACTGCTCGTCGAAGCGGCGCGGGAACTGGGCATTGACCACGGCCTGGCCGACCTCGAAGAAGCGCAGGCGCGGACGGTACTGCACGGCCTGTACGAAGATGAACACTGGCTTGATCGAGCTACCGTGCGCGAACCTGCGCTTGAGGTAGATGCCGGGCTGCAGGCCACGGTAGGCGCGCGGCAGCGAGAAGTAGGTCTGGCCCTGGCGTGCGATCGTCCTGTTCGACCTGGCGCTGCCGGTGGCGCGCGACTCGTAGCCAGCGCCGCTCTGCACCTGCAGCTGCGACAGGATCTGGGTGATCTGGCTGCGCTTGACGTTGCCGTTGCCGTCCAGCTGCGCGCCGGCGGCGGGCACGGCGAACCAGCCTTGCGGCATCTTGCCGTTACGCTGGAGGATGCGCTCCATGCCCTTCAGGCCGCGCGTGCCGCCGTAGATCTCGGGCAGCAGGAAGCGATCGGCCGGCGTGCCCTTGCCGAACGGGTTGTCCTTGACCCAGACGCGCGCCTCCAATTTGTCTTTCTTCGCCGGCTTGAGGAACGTGCCGTTCAGGGCGTACGCGGTCGGGCGGTCGAACACGCTCTGCATCTCGGCCTTGATCGCAGCCTGGACGTCCTGCATCGTGCGCGTCAGCGCGACAGCGGCAACGAATGGCGCCTGGCGGCCGAGCTGGCCCAGGCGCTGGGCGATGTCGGGGAAGTTGGTCTGGATGTTCACGCGCAGGACCATGATCAAGCCCCCTTACAGGTCATAACAGACCTGACACCAAACCCTGTTACGCTGGAACCCGCATGGATGCTGGCTCTGAACAGGGTTAACAGGGTTAACAATATTTTTTTCATGCGCACGGAGAATTTATTAAAGCTGTGCTTCGGCTGAATCGATTCTGATAATTCGTTCATGTGCGCTCGCGGGAACCCTGCTAACCCTGTTAACCCTGTAGAACCCGCATGGATGCTGGCTTTCCGGCTATCAGCCATCTGCGCAACTACGTTAAACCCTGTTAAGCGGCTGGCGTGCATGGCTCAGTCCTTGATCTCGGCAAGGTTACGGAAGCGCTCGATCTGCTTATCGCGCGAGGGCTCATCCTCTTTCTCGTCGGTCCAGGGCACATGGAACACGGTCAGCAGCTTCTTCTGGCCGGTGGCGCCCAGGCTGACCCACTGGCGGTCCTTGCGCACGCGCTGGGCGATCAGCTCGGCGAACTTGGTCATCGTCATCTGCCGGTAGCCGTACTTGTTGCAGTAGCGTGCGTAGACGATGTAGAGATCCGACGACAGGCAAGTGCAGTACGGCGCGGCCAGTTCGCCGGATTGCCACGCCAGGTAGAAGACCTCCCAGTCCGGCCGCCCGAAGTTGATCATGCGTTCCTTCGAGACCGTCATGATCGGCTTCGTGTGCGGGTTGAACCCATCGAGCGGATATTCCAGCAAGAAGGCGTAGAACGCTTCGCTTAGGCCATTGCCGATCACCTTCTGGATCGCTTCGAGCAATGAGGGGTCGAGGGG